GACTGAGACTCGTTGTACAGGATACTGGTGGCTTTCGGCCATGCCAACTAGTTTGCCGAAGCTGATGGCCATAGACCTGACTGCTTGCGAACTTTTCGCGTGGGCTAGTGGTTCTTCAATGGCCAGCTCAAATGGCGTGTTGAGGTCCAGAAGCCACTGCTTGATGGCGCGGATGTCGATCTCCTTTTTCTTCGACATCTGGAGAGTAGGCATACGAATCTTGTCGATGATCCTACCGTTGAATTTAGAGACCGCACAGAGTCCCCCGTCGAGTCCGTTGTCAATTCCTACGATCATTTTTCAGGTGTTCCCGTTCGGGAATAAAATATAACTTACAGGTCTTATTCGCGGTAGTATGCCCTATCGGGAACATTATCGCGCTCGCGCTCTTCGGTGAGCAGAGCTTTAGCAAGAATAGAGTAGTTGACGAGGTCTTCGCAGGCATCGTCAACTGACTCACCTGCAACCTTCAGCTCCCCGTCGTTCACGAACGACTTAATACGCATGAGTTTATCCTGCATCCTCAACAGGAGTCCGGTTACCGGATGGAGACCCAACGACCGCGCTGACTTAAAGTTAGCAAGAGCGTCGATTGTTTCCGCGCCCCCACAGTAGTCGGAGTTCTTGGCTTTCATAATGCCAAGCGTTTTCTTGCACGTTTCTTCGTGGATCTTGAATAGGGTTTCGGGTTTCATGGTTAAGATAGTATAGAGTCGGCCCTGACGAGAAGTCCATCACCTTCCGCCGGAACTAAGACGCGGATGCCGCTCGGCAGTGACTGGAGGTATAGGACTTCGCGCGCGTTGGACGGGTTGACCCGATACCAAAGGCCGCCAGCTTTGCTGACTGAAAAACGGAAATCCGCGCCCTCATCGATTCGGGTAATGAAGCGGGGTCCAACTTCGGGGATTCTGTTGGGAAACATAAAGTATTAAATCTCTTTTCCGGTATCTGCGTCAATCGTTTTTTTCTTCCGAATTGCCCCACCACCTTTATCGGCCTTGGAATTATTCAGGACGGAAATATCAATTTGCATCTTCCCGCTATTCCCGCCACCAGTCTTCGCGTTAAGACCTAGGTTGCGCCTGATGAGCTGGTCGAGTTCTGACATCTCGCGGATCGTCTTCGGTCCGCGCATGGTCTTTATAGAGTCGCGCAGTAGTTTAATTCCAGCAGCCGCCACGTAGTGCTGGTATTTATCAGCGGGAGAGTTCTGGGACTCTGCGATCTCCGCCATAGTGACGTCCTCTTCTTTAGAAGCGCGGAACCGCTCTTCTACGATGGCCGAGCTAACGGTCTCGTTGAAGTGTGCCTCGATGTCTTCCTTGAGTTCGTCCTTATCAGAGGAAGGCTCCTCGTGTTCCTCTTTGATCTTTGAGTTGTGGATCAGGTTGTCGAGAACATTACCCTCAACGACGGTCCCATTTACTTTAGCTGCCACGCCGTGCTTCTTAAGCCACTTTCGGATCGTGTTACGGTGGACCCCAATGTGTTGACCAATTGAGCTATTACTGTAACCTTCTTTATTTAAGCGGAGGGCTTCAGCCTCACACTCCCGTTTAGGTTCCTCAGACATCAACTTAATTATGCCTTCCGAAGCAGAAAAGCGCAAGCGTGTTCTAGAGCCACGTATCGACCCTCAGTCAAAGCAGATGGACGTGGGCGGCCTAGAGATCAGGCCCACCAGCCAGCTAACCGCTCTCCTCTACGGATTCGCCCACCACCCAAATAATAAGGCGAAGGAGTTTTACTTCTGGCGGATCTGCGACGAACTCTGGAACCATGATGAATTGCCGGAGCCTATGATGGTCCGGCATCCGTGGGCCGAACAAATGATCCGCGCCGCGCTGAAGGATAAGTATCTTGCCATCGGCGGGTCCGCTTCATCCGGTAAATCACACACGATGGCCGCTTGGGGGATCGTCCAGTGGCTGAGTCAGCCGCGCGACACGCTGGTCCTGATGACCTCGACCACGCTACGTGAAGCACGAAAAAGGATCTGGGGTTCGGTCATGTCCTTGCTCTCTGTGATTGACGGTGCGCCAATCAAGATTCGGGATTCGATTGGAAACGCGGCCTACGTTGACGAGAACGGAACTCTTATCGAGAGAGCGGGTCTCTCGCTTATCGCGGCGGAGAAGTCCAAGACGAGAGAGGCCATCGGGAAGTTCATCGGTATTAAACAGAAGCGGGTCATCCTCATCGGGGACGAGCTGTCTGAACTGTCAGAGGCTATCCTGATGGCGGGCCTGTCCAACCTATCTAAGAACCCGTCGTTCCAGATGATCGGGATGAGTAACCCGAACTCCCGCTTCGATGCCTTCGGCGTGTGGTCTGAACCTAAAGACGGTTGGGAAGCTATTGATACGCAGACTGCGGATGAGTGGGGAACGAAGTGGGGTGGTAAATATATCAGGCTCGATGGGGAGCGGAGTCCTAATATACTACTAGGTGAAGTTAAGTATCCTTGGCTGCCCACCGCCGAAAAGCTGGAGGAGGATAGGTTGTTGCTAGGACCAGAATCTCGAGGCTACATGCGGATGGTTCGGGCCATCTTCTTCGACTCTGACGAGACCACCGGAATCTACTCTGAAGCCGAGATGGTGAAGAGTGGTGCTTTGGGGGACGTCGATTGGGCGGACAAGCCCACCATCGTCGCCGGAATTGATCCGGCATTCACCAACGGTGGAGACAGGACGATTATGTATACCGCCGAAGTTGGCTACGCCCGTAACGGCCAATACGTCTGCAAGCTGGGCGAGGCGATCCACCTCAACGACGACGCAACAAACAAAGCGATTCCCCGAACATACCAGATCGTCCACCAAATCATTGACCACTGCAAGAGGCGGGATATCGCGCCCAATAACGTGGCGCTCGACTCGACCGGAGCGGGAGCGCCTTTCTGCGATGTCTTGGCTGGCGAGTGGGAGAGTTCGTTCATGAGGGTGACCTTCGGCGGCAAGGCTTCTGACAAGCGGGTCAGCATGAACAGCCAGTTAACGGGGGGCGAACTCTACGTTAATCGAGTGTCAGAACTCTGGTTTGTCGGAAAAGAGCTGATGAGGACGAGGCAACTTTATGGAATCTCGTCCGATTTGGCTAAAGAAATGTGCGCCAGAAACTACGACATGGTCAAAACTGGGTCACTAAAAGTGAAGATTGAATCGAAACCAGAGTTCAAAGCGCGCTTCGGAAGGAGTCCAGACTTGGCTGACGCGGCATTTCTGGCACTTGACTGCGCCCGCCAGCGTTTGGGAATGGTGGCCGTTGATCCACCGAAAGACAACAGTGGTAAGGGATACAGGGATCGGGTTACGATTAAAAGCCTTAGCGGCGCGCTCGATAATCCAGATACCGACCTACTCGACTAAAAAACTTTTATCTAAGGCTCTTAGTCCTATAATATAAATATACTACCGGACTAAGGGGCTGGAAGGAAAGTTTTTAAGTTCACTCCCGAATTCCCGCGCGTTGACAGTTATGTTGATTTCTGGTAGTTTAGGTCACACGCCGTTCAACAATTGTGTTAACCGCCGAACCCCTCATCAAACACCTCTGGTAAATTATGGCCCTACCCGATACCCCCGATACCCCCGATACCTCTTACAACTACGCTTCCTCGTACCTTGCGGCCAACAGCGATTCCCCAGAAGTAGCTAACGCACGGCGGCCCCAATCCCCGCGCCGCACCGCGATGGATGAAACCTTCGATAAGTGGGACGTGGATGACCAAGTCAGTGACCGACGTGGTATCGGCAAAGGACTCATAAAGCTCTCAAAGGGGGGATTACTGACAGGTGACCGAATGAAGGAGGCTCGAGCAAGGGCTATTGCAGCAGGGGTTAGCCCAGCCCAGTTTGCTTCATTCTTGAAGAAGCACCGCGTCAGGCAGAACAGCACCGACCCCACTAGTGACGCGCCCTATGTAGAAGGAACGGCTACTGACCCAACCGCTATGGCGCGGGCTAGCTCCGGCAGCGGCGGTTTTGGCTCTTCCAGTCCTAGCAATTTTGGCTCTTCCAGTCCGAGCAATTTCGGCTCTTCCAGCCCTAGCAATTTTGACTCTTCGCCCGAGGAAGCTTCACAAAACGTGGTTAACCAGAATAACTTCGGGAGTGGACTAAGCACAGATGAGGCGAGACAAAGCAAAAATTTCATAACTGGTAGTGGGAACTCTTTTACAGGGGGCGCAACGAGGCTCAATGGGGGCCGCACAAGCGGAGCATTCCGCCGAGAAGCGCGCTACCTACGCAAACACGGCTACGGTGCTGCTGCGCAACAAATGGCCGTAGAAGGGTCGAGAGCGCGTATGTCAGAACCCGTAATCGACACGCCCGCGCTAAAATCGCAGCGCGCATCGCAGAGAATAATTACAGGGCGCGCCGCGCGCGCAGAGGATGAGAGGGCGGCTGCTTTTGACAAAAGAGCGGATGATCTTGAGAGGAAAAAAAGAATGCACAAAATAAATCTCGTATAATGGCCATTGATTTTAATCAGGACATCGCCCCACTCCGGCAGCAGTATTTTCCGGCACTAGTCGGCGACAGGGCATTTGACCAAGCGATGAAGTATCGCCAAGAGGTTACCTTGCCAATGCGGGCGAACTCGATGAAGCGACGACAGCAGGAACTCGCCTACGAAAGCCAAAAGCTAGATCTACAAAAAGCTCGGAAAGCCGCGCAGAATCAAAACGACGCCTTGGAGTTTCGACCCCAAATTGATTCCTTGATTAATGGCATCCTCGATGACGAGACTTTAAGTCCTTTAGAGAAGTCTGAGGAATTGAGTCGAGGACAGATGACTTACGCTCCCCAACTAATTCACAGCCCCGTCATCTCCAGTATATTCGGAGCTGCCTTTAAAGCTGCAGATTCCCAGAGATCTATAGAAGCAAAAGGGGAACAAGATAAGATCAAGGCGAAGATGCTCGAGCAGAAAAAGCAGCTCGAGTATAACGAGGCAATAAAGATTGCTCGCGGGCTGGGCGACACCGATTTGGTGACGCGCCTAGTAGAAGCCGACGGAGACGTATCACTTATCGACGAAGCTTCCCAGAGAAGCGCCGAAGCCACGAAATCAAGCCTGACTGCGTCTGCAATAAACTCGCAACGAACGGCGCAGGACGTGGATCGCAAAGAAAGGCTCGCGAACTACAAAGACTTCTACGAGCAGGTTTCTGATATTGAGTCACAAGTGGCTTCTACTGCCACATTGGGTGGGTCCGAAAAAGGCGAGGAACCCCCGTTCGTGTTGGGTAGAGCCAACAGACAGATTTTAGAATCTGTGTTCACTTTCGTGGATCGGGTTAAATACCCTGCTTCGAAAGTAGAAGATCTTTTATCCTTCTACGATGATGCTGAACTCAGGCGCGCAGCCCTCAACATACTAAGCTCTAAAATGGCCATGAACGCTCCCAGCGAAGCAGCGAGTGCGTTGCTTACAGCTTATGACGACGATTAAACTATTTCCGGCTACCACTTAAAAGCCCCCTAAACACATATCCAATATTATCAGCTATGACTGACTACGCGACGCTCGTTGAATCACTAACCAGCTCTTCGGAGCCTGAATTCGAAAAATTCTCAGATTGGTCTTCTACAAGACCTAATAAAGAAGAGGACACCACACGCCGCGTTAATTACGCGGATTATTTGCGTAAAACGTATATCGACGCAGGCGCGATGTCCGTTAAGGCTGAAGGGGATATCCAGAGCGGTCTGTATGCGTCCTTAGTTAAGAATGGCTCCTTAGAACAAGGAGATATCGATGGGTATCAGGCGCTTATAGCTCCTGAGGGAATTTCTAGGGACTCCAAGTTAGGTATGATCCAAACTAGGATCAGCCAAGATGACCCCGATTGGACTACTATCACGGAGTTTAAAGAGGCAAAAAAGCTACGGGAAGAAGACCCCACTTCTTTTGCTGACCTTGACCAATTGGAGTTAAGAGCAGATAAGGCCATCGAGCGCCAATATGATGTTGTAAAGAAACGCATGCTCAATGCAGGGGAGCTTCCTTTCATCTCCGTCACAGACAAAGAAGGGAACCGGAGAATTGTCGCCGGAAACTCAGCACTTAAGTTTGATAACTTAAGTGACGCG